ATTTATCACCAAATAAACGGGAAGAAAGTGTCAGCCCCTCCTCACCGTCCACCAGACGGCAGGACTGACCGTCGAACAGAATAAAGGTAGGAAGACCGACAGGCAACTCAAAACCATCCCCGTCAACACAGCCCACAGAATAGATGCTTCCTTCAGGGGAACTGGCTGATAAAACAACGGAGTTATAACCGTGGATGTTTGCTAATTCTGACACTTGTTCCGGTATATTCATAACGCATAAAAGGCATATTGGAAGCCTCGGTTGCAAAATTATAAATTATTCTTGAATTACTGATGATTATGGACATAAAAGATTTTACGGAACTGATAAAGCGGAAACGTAACAGACTGGACAGTATGATGCGCCGCAAACTGCCCGTCGCCGTTGGCCGCATGGCAAAAGACCACTTCCAGGACAATTTCCGGCAGGGTGGCTTTGTGGATGGAGGACTCCACCCTTGGCCCAAAGCCAGACGTCTCTCCTCGGGCGGTACTGATGCCGCCAGCAACTACGGAACGCTGCTCTCCGGCAGGAAGCATCTCTTCAAATCGGTCGGATACACGCCTGCCGACTATCGGGTGAGAGTGTTCAACGAGGAGGTCTATGCGCCCGTCCACAACTGGGGCGGCGAAATCGATGTCACCGTCACAGACCGCATGAGGCGCTTTGCATGGGCCAGGTTCTACAAGGCTTCGGGAAAAAGAAGAAAAGCCGGCACAAGGCAAAAGAAACGCGTCAAACGGCGTTCCAAACCGAAGGAACTGAATCCGCAGGCACAGTTCTGGAGGAACATGGCGCTTACCAGAAAGAAGAAACTGCACATCCGCATCCCGCAGCGCCAGTTCATGGGCGAAAGCGAAGAATTGAACCGGCGTATCAGGGAAAAGGTGGACCAGGAAATTACCAACATTTTAAACAAATAACGATATGGACGAAATTTTTATCGCAATCATGGAACAGATTGCACAGGAGCTGCCGGAACTCTCTCTCATTGACGAGGACTACGGACAGTTGGAAATGGGGGCGGAAGAGGACCAGTACCCGGTTACTTTCCCCTGCGTATTGATTGGAAATACCAGTTCAGACTGGCACGACCTCGGATACGGGGCACAGAAAAGCGAATCCGTACTGACCGTCCGGCTGGCCATCGATTGTTACGACGATACAAGCTACGCATCCGGCACGTATGACAAGGTGAGGGAAAGGCAGCAGCTGGCCGGAAAATTATACAGATCGCTGCAGTGCCTGCAATGCACGGACAACGCTTCGCCGCTGGTACGCGAGAAAAGCCGCTCGTATGCCATGCCGCATTATATCAAGGTTTATGAAATGACGTTCTCATTCACACTGCACGATGAATCGGCCATGCCGTCATCTTACGGGGAATAGCTCAAGCTGGGCGGCGGTCAGACGGGGGGCTTTCACCTTGGGCACGGGCTTCAGGTTGTAACCGGTATCCTCGCGTGATTTCCGGCGGATGATGGCCATGATGCGCTCCTCCGAAATGAAGAACTCCTGCCGGGACAACACTTTCAGGGCATCGTCAAAGCGCAGGCGCTGCACCTCCGTCCAGTAATAGTAACGGCGGCACAGGGCTGCATCACGGAGTTCAATCAGTTCCTTATCTCGTCCTTTGGCCATAAAAAAAAAGTTATTTACTGCAAAATTAGGCATTTGGCATATCAGGAAAAAGAAAAACGCCACAATCACAACGGATGCGGCGTTTTTTCTGTTTAGAGTGTGAACAAAATCACATGGTCAGCAGTTCGGTATCATCCTTACCGGGAACAAACGGTTCGATACGGGTAATCACCTTGCTTTGGACCTTCACACGTCCGCTGCCCAGGCAGACGGGACAGTTGCAGGAGGAAGAAGCCCCGTCCCGGTCCGTGTAAAAAATACGTCCTTTGCCCTCACAGCGTCTGCAAGCCATCACGTGTGGTGCGATATTCTTTGTATTTTCCATATCACAAACGACAGAATGAAGGTTCGATACGGCGCCAGACACCGTTCTCGTCACGCTTGTGGAAATAGTAGTTCACCGCAGTCTTGTACACCACATTGCTCTCACGGAAGAGGTCCATGATTTCGGTGTATTCGCTGTCGAAACGGTCCTCAAGTTCGTACAGCTTGCTCACCGACTTGTAGTCCAGATCACCCTGGCGGTTACGCTCGATCATGGTCATGCCGAGCTGGTACATCGGGTCATCGGTGCCAAGTTCCCGGCTCATGGCGTAGCGCTTCAGGTAATCCACCAGACGTTCGGCGGCGAGGTTGGCACGTTCATCGAAGCTCTTCACCTTGTTACTCCTCACTTCCAGCTTCATGTCACCGTCCACGATGGTGAAACTCGCCTGGTCATCCTTGCGGAGCTGGCCGTAGTCACGCATCAGGTCGCGGAAAGAGGCGGCTTCCTTCTCTACCCAGTCACGGAAGGCTTTCACGTCATCCACGACCGGAAACAGCCTGTTCTTCACTTCAAGCATGAACTGCGCACGGAGGCCCTCATAGGCATCGCGCCGGTTACGCTTGTTTTCCTTCTCTTCCTGCTGGAGCTGTTTCAGCAATTCTTTTCTGTCCTGTGCGGACAAGCTCTTTAACTGTTCTTTCAAGTCCATAACTAAAAAATTAAATGGTTGTTACTGTTGTTTATTCTCACATTTGCGGCGGATGGCACGTAGCTTCACCTGTAACGTGTCCAACGCCTCACAGTCAAGTTCTCGGAACTCCATGCCGGCGATACGGCTGTCCCGGCAGAAAGCGTTCACCCGATCCCAGTCGGCCGTATCGATGCCCAGCAGCTGCATCTGGTGAAGCACCGCCGAACGCTTCTGACGGAGAATCTTCCGGAGCTCCTCACGGTAAGTGGGCGGCACCAACTTCTGCATGGCAGACACAGCGGCACTGTATTCCTTCAGCGTCATGTCACGAAGGCTTGTGGTCCGTCCCTCCGTGTACTGGGAAACAATGCTTTCCTTCAGTGCGTCACGATCCGATGTCGGAAGGCGGTTCAAAAGGCTGTAAAACGCCGAGTAATTCTCGGGCTTGTTTAACCGTTTACGGGTGTTGATGTCTATCTGCATGGTAATGTTATTTCTTTTTTAAAAGTTTACCGCATCTGATACAATACTCTCGATAATGTTTAGTGTGATATTTATTAATATGCTTACTTCGCTTTTGACCACCTTTTCTCTTCATTCTGATATATAAAGTATTATTCCATGTAACTCGATAAGGCATGTGTCCACAAAAGAAGCATACAATATGTCCCCAAATATTCATTTTTGTTCTGATTTGAGCCATACGGCAGTTTAGGCCTGCCGCATGGCAGAATATTAATCAACTATAAATTCGGTTATGTTGGGAATTACTTGAATCCCTTCCATTACCTCTACACTTGTAGGAGTGACAATTGCAGTTACATGAGGATGATAGTTTTCGCAAAGATACTTTATCAATGGCTTTGCCGCCTCTTTCAGTTCTTCAAACTTCCTTTTGTTTTCTTGAATATCAGTTTCCATATTTCGTATTTATGGGTTTTACAAAGCCGCCCAAGGCTCATTTCTTATTTGATTTGAATTAATAACACTTTACGCAAAATAACCCCCTTGGAGTATTATAACATCCTTCGCCTGATTCAAACACCTTACCACATTTCTTACATCTTGGACGGGTGTCTATTGGTTTCAGTGCTTCATGGTAGGGTAAGCTTCCGGTGTTGGGTATGCCTTCAACAAATATCTCTTCAAGGCTGATACCCTTTTCTTTGGCTTTATCACCTGCTGCTATTACAATATCTTTCCACGAGTTAAATGACTTGGTTAAATCTCCTTCATCGTAACCATACCAACGTTCAGGGTCTTTATCTATTTCTGTTTGAGTAATAGAGCGGTAAAGTTCTATATCATCACCAGCTATTATTTGTAACGTCCCATAAAAATGTATAGCTTCGAAGCTAATTCCTCTAAATGTAGTTATATTTACAATTGCTTTCATGATTTAACTTCTTTCGATTTTGCGCCACATTCATCAGTTCATACTCAAATCTCCACTGAACGGAATAGTATTAATGTCAGCCTTTCTCGTGTAGGCCTGCATAAGCCCCACGGAAAGCAGCATATAGGCATTCTTATTCGCTTTGGCAACCCCAGAAATAGAGCCGATAATATGTTCAGTCTTGCCGGTAATGATTGAGCAGGCTATCTGCTCAAGTCCGTCCGGATGGTCCTCACTGGCGGCAACGCTCATAAAGACACTAAGATTATTTTCTTTACAAAAGTTTTCCACGTACAAGCAGAGTTCCTTTACTGCCTCTTTCTGTTTTTCTGTAATCATTTCAGTTAAATTTTAATGGTTGATAATATGTTATTTTTCAAGAATATAATCGCACTCAAGAACTTTGACACCACCGTAAAATGTCACTTTGGACGTATCAGTGATACCAAAATGTTCTTTATCCGCAAAAATCATATTTTTCACACCGGACTTCATTTTCCGGATAATGTCCTTAGCCCTTTTATCAGTCCAGCCGTGAGCAGCAAAACCGGCCTTGAACTGGTAAGTGGTCGTTACGGCACCGTTCTGAATCCTGGTGGAAACACTAACGGTACCCACACAATTTTCTATAACTTTCTTCTTTCCCATAATTTATATATTTGAAGGTTTCCAATCCACTGTTATAATCGCATACCTTGTTTTACGCTAATCTTTAAAAGTTAATTCTCCATTCATAAGAAGCGGCAGCATCGAATCTCTAAGTTCGGAAAGAAGCCTATTCTCTTCATTATTTAGGTAATAAATATGCTGCTTATACATATTCATAAAGAAAGGCATGATGCTTGACAATATTTCCTTATCAGTATTCTCAATACAAAATACTTTACTATTGGAAGATTGAATATACTTATTCTCAATAATTTTCTCTTTTACTTCGTAATTCTTGAATGATGCAAAACTTTCATTCATAGCTTTCACTACTTCATTGGATGATTCGCAATCTTTTATAATTTCTGTAAGTCCAAGACGTTCAGCCCATACCTTATTAACTGTCACCTTAATAACATTACGTTCTCTGATGACACGGTTAATATCTGATATTATAGCGTTGAAGTCTCGATGAATAGTTCCTTTTAATTCTATCGGCAGATATGAGCCAATAGTAAGATTGTATCCCTTTTGCTCCAGTTCTTCGATTGAAAGCCTTTTAGAGAATGAATCCTGTTCTTTTACTGTAAGTTCGCATATAGCAGCAATCTGTTCATCTGAAAAAGTATTAAATTCCTTTTTATAGATGCGGTTGTAATGAGAAGCGCCACCTTCTCCACGTTGTTCTCTTACTTCAACAGATTTCATTCCCTCCGCATTAATCAGCATCACATCTTTACTCGTTTTCTTCTTATCAAACAAAAGTATGCAAGTCGCTACAGAGGTAGACTCAAACATCTTTTCCGGCAAAGAAATAGCAGCTTGCAGCCATCCCTTCTCAATAAAGTATCTCCTGCACTCTTTCTCTTCTTTGCTTGTAAGCACACCTCTGGGAAGAATCAACGCACATCTTTCACTCCTTTGCAGGCAATGCGCCACGAAAGCAAAATTACAAGTGTATTTCTGAGGTAAAGCTTTGATTATTTCTTCAGATACAGGAACTTTTAAATTAAATGGCGGGTTGGAAATGCCTACATCAGCTTTTAGAAATTCTGTTTCCGGAAACATCGGACGCTGTATAACTCCATATATTGAACCTCTGATTACCTTATATGAACCGATAATATCACCAGTGAGAATATTCTTGTTTACCACTGTCGCATCAATATTGCGAATACAAAGATTAAACAGAAGGATAGGCAATACATTCGTATCCAATTCTTCGCAAACAAACTTTAAATCCGGATTAGTGCACCACTTTTGAATAGTCAGAGAACCGGAACCAGCGCAACAATCGTACACAACTTTCTCGCATGGTGTATAGCTAAGAAAAGCAACCAGCTTAGAAAGAGATACAGGTGTATAATCTTGTTTCTTTTCCTTTCTGTCTGCGTGGTAGAACTGATATACCCTTTGCATCCAATCTACAGTCAAATCAGGGCATAACTCTTTGTACTTCTCAAAATACAAAGTGGGATTCTGAGAAAACAAAGCAAACATAACCTTATCAGGCAGTGTAGTAATGCTGCTACATCCGAAGATGTCACATATCTTTAATGTCAATTCTTTTAATTCCATTTGATTCCTTTCTATTCTATAATATTCCTTTCTCATGGCTCACTTGTTTGAAGGTTTCCAGTCCACTGTTATAATCGCATCCAGCTCACCGCTGCCGCCACACACCGGGCAGGGCACATGCACGTCCTCGCGGCTGCCCTTCTCCGTTCCCCAGAACCAGCCGTTGCCCTTGCAGTAACCGCACTTGTGACCGGTACTGACGAAGTTCTCACGGT